CGCGTGAACGGGCAGCAGTTTGAGTGGTCGCGAAACGTGCCAGCAAACCGCATTATCCCGCACGGGTACTATGAGCGATTTGACCAGGTGCGCGGGATTTCCCCGCTTGCGTCTGCGATCAATTCGTTCAGGGACGTGTACGAGGGCATTGACTACGCACTCGCGAAAATGAAGGTGGAGCAGTTGTTTGCGTTGGTGTTCAGTCGTGACGCAGACGCAGCGGCGGCACCACTCGAGGGTGACGAGCGGGACGGATACAAGGTCGATTTTGGCCGTGGCCCGATCATGATGGACCTCAACGACGGTGACCGTGCGGAGTTCCTGAAGAGCGACAACCCCGGCAGCAACACGCAGCAATTCCTTGAGGTGGTGCTGGGTATCGCTCTGCACTCGCTCGACCTGCCGATGAATTTCCACGACCCGTCACGCACGAATTTCTTCGGCAGCCGTGCGGCGTGGCTCCTGTACGACCGCAGTTGCATCAGCAAACGTGCAGACGTGGCTGAGTTCCTCCGCAAGATCACAGTGTGGTTGTATCAATCGTGGATTCTGAGCGGTGCTCTGAGGTTGCCACGCGGCCGCACAATCAACGACCTGACCTTTGAGTGGGTACACCGTGGAATGCCGTGGTGGGACCCAACAAAAGAAATCAACGGGGCAGTGGCTGCCATCAATGCCGGGCTGGATAACCCGTACCGGATTTGCAAGGAAACGGGCAGGGGCGAGTACGAGGAAAACATCGACGCAATAGCACGCGCCCGCGAGTACGCCGAATCTAAAGGCGTGCCGTTGAACTACGTCATGCAGCCGGTTGAGACCGTGGCAGACGACACGCAAGACCGAAACACGAGGGGCAGAGCATGAGCGTGATTGACCTCCCGCTAAAGTATTTCCGCGCACGCACAGCAACCGCAAACGCCAGCGAGATTGACCGCGAAGGCGGCATGTATGGGTTCGGCGTTATCAGCGGCGCGTCAATCATCACACGCGGGGAAGCGCTCGGGCATGACCTTTGGGTTGACGCCGATTTCCTGTCAGACGTGACTGCCGCAGGCAATGCGAAACACACAGGACTCAAAGCCCGTTTCACTCATCCCGGACTGAGCAGCGACGGGCTCGGCACGTACCTTGGCAAGGTGCACAACCTCCGCACGGAGGGGGATCAGGTGCTGGGTGACCTGCACTTTCAGGAGAGTGCAACTAAGACGCCAGACGGCAACCTTGCGGACTACGTCATGCAACTGGCTGAGGACGCGCCGGAGGATTTCGGAATCAGCATTGTTTTCGATCACGACATTGCAGCCAGCGAACTGCACACACTCGAGAACACGCAGGGCGGCCGATTCGTGAGCCCCGACGAAGACAACAAAAACAACTACCCACACGCACGGCTGCAGCAATTGCGAGCGGCGGACGTTGTGGATTCCCCGGCCGCTAATCCTGACGGGCTGTTCCATCGTGAGCAGCAGATTGCACAGGACGCGGAAGGGCTCTTTGAATTCGCCTTTGGTCTGTCAGACGAGCGGCCAACATTGCAGGCGTTAAGCGTAGATGGTGACCGCATTAAAGCGGCCGTCTCTCGTTTCTTGTCTCGTCACAACCTGTCACTCGTTAAGGAGGCAGAACCAATGGCAGACGCCGTTGAAACGCCGGAAGTTCCGGCAGCCCCTGAAGTGACCCGCGAAACCTTCAGTGCTGAACTGCAGCGGTTTATCACCGCATTCGGCGCCGATGGTGGCGTGTGGTTCGCCGAAGGCAAAAGTTTTGAGGATTGCCAATCGCTCCAATTGTCCGCACTGCGGGCAGAAGTCGAGGCACTCACCGCCGAACGTGACGACCTGCAAGCCCGCATTGCAGCCGTTGACCTGGGCGAGTCACAGCCGGAGCAATTCGGCGATGGCACAACGAACGAGAAACCGCAGGCGCGTAACCTGTCGGAAGGATTCCAAAGCCGAATCCGCATCAATGGCGCAAGCCGCAACTGAAGGAGTTTTGACCAATGGCTAACGATTACTTGACCGTTGCTGATTTGGTTGCGGGCGCGTTTGACGTTGCTCAGACCAGCACCAGCGACCTGCTGCAGGACTCGCCAGTTGTGGCGAGAATGCCTCGCATCAACCCGAGTGGCTCCAACACGGTGCACAAGTACCGCAAGGTCACTGGAGCCCCTACCGTTGGTTTCCGTTCAGAAAACGACGGACGCGAGAACGACCACAGCGAAGACACTGTGGTAACCGTCAATCTCAAGATTGCCGACTTCGGCTTTTCGGTCGATGTGGCATCCGCTGAGGGCGACAGCCAGAGCACACCGGAGCAGGTGATTGCCCGCGAGGGCGCACGGCACCTTGCAGCGATCCTGTTCAAGGCTGAAAAGCAGGTGTTCTACGGCACTGGCACCGGCGGCGACGCCAACGGGTTCTCGGGGTTCATGAACTCCGCCTACCTCGATGCCCTCGCCGACACGATGGTGATTGACGCAGGCGGCACAACAGCCGACACAGCATCAAGCGTGTACGCCATCCGCCTCGGCACTGATGACGTGGCTATGGTTACACAGCCGGAAATCCAGATCGGCGAATCAATGATTCAGCGTGTGCCAGGGGCAACGGGTTACTACCCAGCCTATTACACGCCTGCATCAGTCTGGCTCGGTCTGCAGATGGGCGGAGCCTACTCAGTTGGTCGTATTGCCAACCTGACCGCAGACAGCGGCAAGGGGCTCACAGACGACCTTATTGCAGACCTGCTCAGCCAGTTCCCGGCAGGACGGCAGCCAACCGTGCTGGCGATGAATCGCCGCAGCCTGAAGCAGTTGCAGATCTCCAGAACTGCAACCAATGCGACCGGTGCACCGGCACCATTTCCGCAGGAAGCCTTCGGCGTGCCAATCATCGTCACTGACGCGATTCTGAGTACCGAAGCACTTGAAACCTGATGAGGCTGAATCGTGTCGCTGCTTGAATCAGCAATCACTGCAGGACTTGCACTCACGCGAACGGCGGCGGGCGTACCCGTCACCGTTTCGCGCGGTGCAACCACCATCACGGTGAGCAATGCAGTTCAAGGCACGACGCAGAAAGCCCCGTTGGGTGAGGATACAGAAGCGACCGTGGATTATGCCGATTGGTTGATCCCCGTCGCATCCTACACGTTGGGCACGCCTGCAATCGGCGACATCATCGCACGCACGATCAACGGCACAAGCTACACGTACACGGTTGAATCAATGGACTACGGCCAATCGCCGTGGGACTGGAGCGACACCGCAAAAACTCAATACCGCATCAAGACTCGCAAGGACGGCAGCATCGCGTTTGACGTGACCACGCCGAACGGGTTTGACGTGCGAGGCGAGGAAATGCGTTATGGCTGATGACGTAACCATTGAAGGATTGCAGGAGCTAACGCGACTGTTCCGGGAGATGGAGACGAACAGCGGCCGCAGAATAGTCAAGGCTGCACTCCGTGCGGCGGTGAATGAGATAGCAAAGGAAATGCGGCGAGAGCTTTCACCAAAAGTGAAGGAAGCACGCAAGGCAATCCGGCACATTGTTAAGGGCTCAAAGCGAGTTACCGCAAAAGTCGGTGTGCACGTCGGCAGGGGCAGGAGCAAGCAGCCTAAGAACAACGCGCCGTCACGAGTGGGGCGGGGCGTTGGAATCGGTGCACCTAATGTGCACTGGTGGATTATGGGAACAAAGAAACGGTACCGGGGACAGAAGCGATCAGCGCCAGGAGTCGCAAGGCCTGGCAGAGTACTGCAACCAACCGGCGTAATGCCAGCACAGCAAGCAGGGCTTGCATCGCTAGCGTTTCGCCGTGCAGCAGGCAAACTGCCAGCACTGATGCAGGCACGGGCAGACAAACAACTCCAGAAAGAAATCGCCCGCAACGGGCGCTAAATGAAAGGGCTGAGCAATGGCAAAAGTCAAAGTCAAAGGCACGGTAATCAAGCAGGAAATTTCATCCGTGCTGACTGCCGTTGCACAGATCACGGAATTCAGCAGCAGTGGCGCAGAGTCGGAAACATTCGACGCCACCACGATTGATACAAGCGGTGCAGGGAAGGAGTACGAGCCGACCGGCTACAGCGAGGGCGGCAGTTTTGACTTCTCCATTTTCTATGACCCGGGGCTTGCTGGGCATCAGGCAATCACTGACCTCGTTACAACTCCGGCCGCCTGCAATTGGGACTGCACTTTCGCAGACACCACCAATTGCACTTTCACATCTGCCGGTGTTGGTTTCAGCTTCACGGGCGCGATGA